GTAATCGGTACATCTTTTGTAAAAAATATTTTTGGCTTCTTTGTATATTCATCAACTCTTAATCTCATGTGCAATTGTTGTTTACCAAATGTTCTATTGTTATTTGCTCGGTGCATTACTAATCCTATTCTCTCAAATATCTCACCAATAGATTCACCTTCATTTTGTTTTCCCCAGATAGCTGGGTCAGATGCTCCATAAGAAATGTGCAATGAGTTTTGCTCCTCTATATCTTTTATAGTTCTAGCACATTCATCTGCACCCATCATTAAACCTTTGTTGCTTCCATCTGCTGTGCCTATCCATTCCTTAAAAACTATTAAGTCACCATCTCTGGTTATTGCAATCCAGACAGTTGCAAATGGAGCTGTGAATCCCCAATCGAATCCTCTAATTAAAATATCAGAAGATGTTGGAGTATAGGAATCTATCAAATGAGTCTGGTCATGTATCTCTGGAAAAGCTACTCCATCAATCAAACTCCAATCACCAAACCTTAATGCTTGATAAATGTTTTCCCCTTGAAGCCTTAATCTCTTTTCATAAAGTGGGTCTGATTCTGTTAAGTGTGGATTGTCATCTAAGGTTGCTGGAATATAAAGTCTGGATAAACTGGTTTCCTTATCTTTAATTATTTTATAGCTTCCAGAATCTATGAATCTTCTTCTTACCCAATCAATATGTTTACCGACTGGAGTTCCTGTGCATCTTACTCTTGGAATTAAATCTGGATTAGTTGACCTACATCTTGTATGAAGATAAAGATACATATCTTCCTCGAAGTGAGTAATCTCATCAAAGTAAACTCCACTATTATATTCTTGTCCATCGTGCTGATGTTTATCTTGTGGTGATTCCATGTGACTGAAATAAATCTTGCCACCTGATGGAAATACCCAGACAGCTTTCTGAGCTAAGTAATAAGCTCCGAGCTTTCTATAAACTTGCTGTGAGTAATCAATTAGCTGTTGTAGTTCCTTTGTAGTCCTTCTGAAGATTACTGCTTTGGCTTCTGGATTATTCATTTGCCTACAGGCATCAACAAGCAATACAGAGCTCTTGCCACTTCCTGCTCCACCCAAATATGCGACCTCGAAGATTGCACCTGCTTTAAGAAACTCTAGTTGCTTCTTAGTGGGCTTCCAGATTACATTAGTGTTCTGATTCGGTTTCTTCTCTAATCTCATCTATCGTAGGCTCTAAGGCATCTATCTTTGGAATCTCGATTATGTTTATCGTTCTGTTTAGCTGTTCGACTTCTTGCTTCTCAATGTAACCTCGATTCTTCCCGATAGTTTTTAACATAAAGAATACTGCCTGAGCATTTCCCTCTTGGACTAATTCTATTAGTTTAGATTCACCTAAGTCTAAAACCTCTTCCCTTGCATCCTCTAAGGCTTCCTGAAGCTCTATATCGTTATCTAACCTTTCATAGAAGCTTTGCCTTGCCATATCTAAAGACTTACATATGTTAGTTACAATCCCTCTATTTTGCTTTATTGCTTTGAGTAAACTTTCCTTAGTTGCTTTCATTTTAAAACTCTAACCTATATGTCAGGTTTTGTCAGGTTTTTATATAATTGTGAAGCCCATACGAGCCCATTGCTGAGCTCATTAGGGTTAAGATGTATATTGGGTCATGTTTATTAAGAGATAAGCTTAGCTTCAGTTCCCCATTCGCATCCAGTTCTTATAAAGAGTTTCTCCATAAAGTAGATTCCTGCAAGTCCTTTAACTTCTGGTCGTGTACTGCGACTTCCGACTTCAGCATCATCTTCTTCAGTCAGTTGGCATAATCCAAGTTGTTTTTGTTTTCTGGATTTAGCACCGATTGAAATAAATTTGCTTCCACCTTTATTGATTAAAAGATTTTCATCATCATGAAGTATCCAGCATTCACCAAATCTAGTATCAATGATTTTTGCTTTAACCCTTCTTTGACCTTCGTACAATCCTACGAATTGTGCCTTGCCATTCTTACCTGCAAGGTCGGCTTCTAGTTGATGTTCAAAAACTAGGTTTTGATTTACCAACTGAGTAACGAATCCATCTTCATCACATCTTTGGATTGATTCGCTTCTAGCTTTATTACATTCCTGAGCTTTGTCTAAATGATATTTTACTTTATCCATGATTATTTTTTACCCCCTATTATAGAAGCAATCACTCTATCGTTAAATGGTCTAATGAAGTTCTCCATTGTTTCCAAATATGTACCAACCCCAATATTCCTTAGAGTTCTAGTTTCTTCTATTTCCTCACCTTCGTTATCATAATAAGTCCACCTCATTTCTGTAAAACTTATTCCATACATTTGAACTTGCATATCAAATGTTCTTTGCACATGAGCATCAAGCTCTTCTCTATCTTCACTAACAAGCCAATTTTCATCGGTTACTTCACCTTCCTTTAGCTTCTTAACATCTGTCTGAATAAATACTTCCATTTTAATCTCCTATGATAAACTAGCAAGAAGGTTATAAATTTGATTCATGAAAATCATTCCCCCTTGTGCCTTGATTCCTGTTTGAATTAAGTAATTGTTTATCATGAGTATAAAAATAACTGTATATATTATAATTGTCAACTAAATAAAGCCACTTATTTTCACTATATTAAGAAAACCCTTTGTTTATAGGGTTAATATAACTAAAATAAATGTAAAGTTTTTTTAGGTTTTATCTAGTTTTATCAATAACCACTTAGCAAAGTAGTAATAAGCTTCCTGCCAAAGTTGTACGTTATACTTGCTCTGGAATTTATTTAATCCTATTGAATGAAGTTCTGTATGCATTTCTCTGGATAAACTTATAGTAGTAAAATGTTTTTGGTTTGGCTTCTTTCTATTCTGACCCATTCCGATTGCTTCCAGATGATGTGAATCTGAATTTTGGTTTCCTGTAACACAACAAGGTTGGTCTTTCATGTATTCAAGATATTCAAGTGAGTAGGTTTTAATAAATTTTTCATTTGGTAAAAACATATATTTTTTTCCTTTGCTGTAATAGATTCTTTAATCGTATTGCTAACATATCACATTTATGTTCTTCGGACTTTAAGATTTTTTGCTCATCAACAATTGCGTGACTGATTTCATGAAGCAACAAATCAAGGCTAGGAACAGTAGACTCATTAGTAATAAAAATTTTATTGTCTTGACTAAAATATAAACCACAAACCTCTTGCTTTGATTCATTTAATTCTTGTAGTTTCTCGTAGGAAACTATTTCACATTCTATAGGATTCATTAAGTCACCCATAAAGATTTTCATTTTGCAGACATCTCTGTAGTTAGAGGGTAGGTACATGGAGATGACCCCACCCTCTTTTTGGAATAGGATAATGAAATAAACCTACTCCTATAAATAATCCTCTCCAACCATTTTCTCATCTTCCCACCATTCTTGATAGTATTCAATTATTTTAGCTGATGCTGACTGTGGTGTAAAACCATCTGCGTAAAGACACTTAATTGACTGTTCACTTTCGTAGGTGTCAATTATTTTAATTGCTACAGCTTCTATTGGATTACTTCCCTTTGTAGAGTCACTTCCAAACCATGCTTCTCGTTTCATGTTTTCCAAATCAATATAGATTTGCTCTTCTAAATTTTCATACCAATGTTCAGCTATTGCTTTTAAGTCTGGCTCTTGCATTTTTTTTCACCTCTCTTTCTTTTTTTTCTTTAGTTAATTTTTCTTTCTTCTCTTGATGTGCAAGTCCAAAAAAACCTACACCAACGTGTTGCCTTCTTATAGGTACTTTGCCTTTGCTCATTATATCTTACCACCTTCTGCAAACATATTTAAAGCTAATTCGTTTTTCGCTTTTCTTTTTTCTCGTTTATGTTTTCGAGAAAGCTCTGTATCGTATGCAGTTTCAGGTAAATAAAATTTATCAGTATAAAGATTGCCATTGTTATATAAACCTGTTGCAGTCCATAAAGTTATTATTAAAGGTCGTGATACAAAAGTATCAGCTTCTATATTATCTGGAATCTGACCCATTCTAATTGGAACTACATATTTATAATTACAATCAAAACAGCACTTAGTCCACTCAGGTGTAATTGGCATTGGATTATTACCCATGTCTTTGAAGTCAGGGTCTTGCTTTAAAGTTTCGTTTAAAATAGTTTGACCTAACTTTGTTGAAGCCTTTGGAGTGCCACCTAAGACACTCCCACATATAACGCAATGTTCTTTACTCATCACTCACCTCTTCAAAAATAAAGTAATCATGATTTGTTTTTACTTTAATTCTTTCCCATAAATCTTTTTGAGCTTCGGCTTCTTCTCTTGAATCAAAAACATCAACTAATGAATAGTCTGATTCAATATGTTTATAGTTTGCCTTCTCTAGTAATATGTATTTCATTTTAATCTCTCCCGAATCCTTGTGGAAGTTCACCTAATAAACTATCCAACTCTGATTCTATTTCTTCTAATTGTGATATTGTAGTGTCTAAGGTATCTACTGCATCGTTACACTTATCTTGAGTAGCTCCCTGATTAATCTTCTCACTCCATTCTTCATATTCTTGCTTCATAGTTTCCAAATCATTCTTGATGTCATCGACTCTTCCTCTACAGTCATCAATAATCTTTGGTCTTGAATTTAAGACTTTGCCATCTTTTGATTTAGAGGGTTTGTCATCATTCATCATCTTATAAGTAAAGTAAGCATCCATAACTTCTCTGAAGTAAGTAAAAGTTTTTTTTATATTATCAGGTACTTCTTTGGTTGCAGTACCATATGGAAGGTCACCCTCGTTTATCTTAGGTTGCTTTCGGAATTTGTAACCTTCATCATACAAAAAATCTTGTATCCCTCTCCAAAAATGTATTGTTGTTAATCTAGGTAAGGCAATCAACTCTTCTTTTTGAATGCCTTCCTTAGTAAAATATTTATACTTTTTTATATACTCTGTATTCATGATGTAACCTCTGGATACTCATCTTTAATATATGACTGTATAGCAAACCCAACTGTATTTGAATAATGCTCAACATGAACTTTAAACATAGTTAAAGATTTATCAAAGTTTTCTCCTATCTCTTTTTCGATATATGCCATTGCTTGATGTAAAACAACTGCACGTTGAGTTGCAGTTAAGTCATAAGTATCTACAACTTGAACTGCTTTTTCCCTAATTGCTTTTGGTATCATTTTTTTGTCTCCTTGAGCTGACCTGTATTCAGGAATCACTCTAATTATAATAATAGTAAACTACTATCTAATAATTGTAAAGTTTTCGTATTTATGACTTATTACCCATCTTAGGATGTAGAGTCCTGTAATGAGCCTTAAAATGCTTCTAAGCACCCTTTGTTTCGTAGTACCTAACTTTAGCTTGATACTTCTTAACTTTGTTTTTAGCAAAGCTAAGTTTCTTTTCCCAATTGGCAAGATTAGATTTTGCTCTTTCTTTTCTTAGAGCAACTTTATCAATCTTAACTTTTGGTTTTTCTATTCTCTGGAAATCAAGTTCACCAAATTCTTGCTTTATGAAATCCATATCTTTTTCTAGTAAAGGTTTACGATTGAATACACGACCCTTAGTTCGAATACCTGCTTGTTGTTTTGTATCTCGATATCCATAACTGTGCATAAGTTCGTGTGCAAACAATTGAGCTAATGATTCTAAAGAAAGTCCTTTAGAACATTTAAGTTCAATATCCCAATCATGATGTTTGAAAATTTGACCTTGACCTACATAAGCTAGTCCACTATATCCATAAGCTCGACTATCAATTGCTACCTTCAAAGTTTTCCAATGACCTAATCGACCTTCATATTTTGCTAGTCGATTATGAACAGCAGAAAATAATGATTGCAATTTTTTATTATCAAGGTTTGTTGCATTACTAATTATTCTCATTTTCTTCTCCTTTGTTTTTAGTTTGTTGATAAACAATAAATCTAATCAAATGATTGCAAAAAGTTTTTTAAGTCTAGGATGTAAACTCTAATTATTCGCAACCCAAAAAGTCTGCCGACTTTCCTAACTCCATCGCTAGGGAGCTGCTAGGTCATTGCTGTCTTACAAGCAACCTTTTATAAAAATCTGATTAACCCATCAACCAAGCAATCTGTTTCTTTAAACAGTCTATTAAGTTACCTCGACACTTGGCACAATCTTTATTTACATTCACTAAGTATAGTCTTGCAAAACCTTAACTCAGATATTCAAGTTCTCACGAACACGCTTTTAACGTACACTTGAAACCTAATAACTTAAAAATCTCTCAGTATTCTTAAATCATTTTTTGATAGTACCTTAGACAGTTACTTTATTTCACTTCAGTCAAACGAAGATAACTTCCTCAAGTTACCCCCAACCTACTGGCGTTCACCATCCAACCTTCTTAACAAAATTTTAGTCATCTGCTTTCTCAGCTCTTGTTAGCTTTACCAAGTACAAGAGTAATTGACAGTTATTATTTTTGCCATTGATACATTTTTGAGATTTATTTTTTTTGCAATCACTAGATTAGATTTATTTGTTTTGTTTTAAACTTTATAAAGTTTTTACCGAGCCTGTTTATATCTCGTTTTAGGATGCGTTTAAACCCAGAACACTTCTGACCCTTTCTGGGTCTACTGCTACCAAGCAGAGTTCGTGTCGCCTTCAATGGCTTTTAAGACTGTCTGGCTAACTGTTCGTATTGTCTTAACCCTTATAAAAGTAAAGGATTGGATAATAAATGTCAACAACTTTCTTTGTTTTTTTTAAAGTTTTTTTATTTGTCAATAATTACAGTAGCTTACAAAGTAAAATAATTTTATTTTTTTATTGTTAAACCACAAGTTTTACACTTATGAAGCACTATATACTCTTGCATACAGTCTTTACAACTGTCTGTTGCAGTCAAGCCTTTTAGCTCTCTTACGTTGTTATCAAAGTCTGCACGATTACTTCTAGTTGCCATTTCTAAAAGTTCTTTTTTCATCTGTGGCTCTTTCTTTACAATAGGTAAAAGTCTAACAAGTCTTTCATAAGAAGTTTGTTTTAAGTTTTCTCTGGACTGTTCTAAAACATAAAAAGAAAACTCAGAATAAATTTCCATATCTTGTCTTGCAGTTTCTCTGTTGAGATGTATTGCTTCCAGAAACTCATGCCAAGTATTACAATATGAATCATAACCAAGATAAGCTTTTTCATTTTTTATTCTTAGTAAAATATTTCCTCTTTCTAATCTTCCCTTTAGGATACTGATGTCTATAGATTTTAAATCTTCAATTAGTTCAAATACGTTTTTTGAAAGTTCACTCTGCATAATTACCACCTACCATATTTTTTTTGATTAGAATCTCAGAAGTTTTCTTCTCATATTTTTCCAGAAGAATTTTAAGTCCATCTGCAAATTTTGGTAGGTCGGTTTCTTGTGTAAACTGTGAAGCATATTTTGATAATGCATAATAAATAATAAATGCATTCATCTCTGATTCTTTTAAAGAATTCTGTAGTTCTTTAGTCATTTTAATCTCCCATCAATATTTTTAATTTTGTTAGAGTAAACCCAAAGTGGCTTTCTACCCTTGATTGTATTCTTGCTCCGAAATAATATATCCATCTTTGTCACGATATACAATATCTCCATTAACTTTCTCAATAGCTCCTTCATCATTCCATCCCTCGTTCCTTAACCACTTTGCAGGATAAGGAATAAATTTTTCTTCTCTAGTTTTAAAAAGAACATTAAATCTGTTTGCCAATTCTTTTCCTGAGAGCTGACATTTTATTCTTTCATAAACTCTTCTTGCTTCTGGTTTGTTTAATTTTCTTCCTTGTAAATTTATCCAGAAATCATTAAAACTATCAATAGATTTATTCTTTTTATTATTATCTATATTCATAGTATTATGTGCATCATTTTTGATACCCCTACCCCTATCATTTTTGATAGGTGGTATTATCGTTTCTGATATGGCTAATCGCAACTTTCTTGCTGTATTGTCACCATTAACATTATCAAGCTCTCTGAGCACGAATCCAGCTTCTACAAGCTGTGTAATGGCTCTTGTGACTGTTAGGTTGCTTACTTCGTATAAGTCGCCAAAATAAGCATTAGAAGCCCAACAGAAGCCTTCTTTGTTACAAAGTGCAGATATCTCTGCATATAATAACTTAGAAAAATTAGAAAGCTTTTTTGAGTATCTAACTTCAGCAATTAAAACTGCATAATAATTAGGTTTATCTTTTAAAATGGTACTTCCTCTTTTTCTTCAACCCAGTCGTACATTGCTTCAGCTATGTTAAAAACTTCTTCTAGTTTTAAGTCTCTTCCTTGAGAAAACTGTACTGCTGATTTTAAACTGGACTGTCTTACAATCGACCTTTGTCTTTTTTCCTCTTCTGACTTATTAGCACTTGGTCTTTTTGTATTTTCTTTAAAGTCATCAAGGTCAAAGTCATCCTTGACACCCATTGCCGAATCTATTTGCTTGTCTTTGGCTTCAATAGATAAATCAATCTGGTTAAGGTACATCTTATCACCCAGAGCATTGACTCCACAGGTAACTTCCTGACCCACTTCCCATTCTTTTTTTCCTTCAAAATAGTTGCCATAGTTTATCCATCTTTCAGCAGCAACGTGCTGTTCAAGTTGGAATCCATACTTAGAAGTTCTGGCAATTCTTCCTGTATGTGTTTCTGGTTTGGCTTTCTGTTTTTCCATAAGCTCTACTCCTTAATTTTTTAGATAATCCACTTTACAAAATTATCATTTAAAAGTCAACTAGATACATAAAGTATCTTGAATTGTTTTGTAGTGATAACTGTTAGATTCTCTGTTTTCTAAATTACAAAGATAGGATTGTTTAATTCCGACTTCCTCTGCTAGTTCAGTTTGAGTTTTACCCTGCATGATTCTCGCAATCTTAATTCTTTTATTTACTGGCATCGAATCTTTAATGCTCATAAATTCAGAATAAAATTTACTTTTTGCTTCCATAATTTCTGGAGTTTTTTTACTGCAAAGTTGTTGCACATACTGCCTTG